AAACCTCAACACGCCGGGCGGGCCACTGGAATTTCTCGGTCGCTACAAGGCTGGCGTCGATCCACGCCTGACCGACATTCTCGAACAGGCTTCGCTGCGCTTCCCCGGCTACGACGTGAAGGCGTCGAGCGGCTTCCGTCCGGGCGATCCGCGGTTCCATGGCAAGGGCCTCGCGACCGACGTGCAGTTGTGGAAGGACGGCAAGTTCCTCGACAACTATCAGAACGCCACGACCTTCCGCGACTACGAGAAGTTCGCGCAGACGGCGCGCGCCGTGCAGATGGAGAAATATCCGGAGCTGGCCGACCGCTTCCGGTGGGGCGGCTACTTCTCGGGCGGACGCGGCAAATACGGTGCCAATGATCCGATGCATTTCGATCTCGGCGGCGACCGCCTCGGCATGGCGGGCGGATCATGGGCCGGCGGCCTGACCGATGCGCAGCGCAAGCTGTGGCCGGGCATCGAGAGTTTCGGCATGGGCGACATGGCCAACAAGGCCACGCTCGCATCTCAGGCGCTCGACAAGCTGGCACTGAAATCCACCGACGCGGGTGACGGTCTCGGCAGCCTCCTGAACAATCTGTTTGGCGGGGGCGGCAAGGGAGCGCCGGTCATGCCGGCCATGGCGGGCGCGTTCCCGCCTGCTCCGGCAGCGCCGGGCGGCGCAGCAGGTGGGGGCGGCTTCCTTCAGTGGCTCCTGTCCTTGATGGGCTTTGCCGACGGCACGGAGAGCGCGCCGGCCGGCTGGGCGTGGGTCGGCGAGCGCGGTCCCGAACTGCGTAAGCTGCGCGCAGGCGATGTCATCCGATCGAACCCACGCTCGATGCAGATGGCGTCGGACGCATCGCGCGCCTCAGTCACGGTGCTGAACACCGTGCACAACAATGCCGGCGTCGCAGTCCGGCAGGAGCGGTCAGAGGACCCGGAAGGCAATGTCCGCATCGACACGTATCTCGATGAGAAGGTGGCAAAGATGGTGAACAAGCGCGGCTCGGCGACCGGCAAAGCCCTTGGCCGGACCTATGGCGCACGTCGTCGGGCGATCAGCCGCTAATGCCGATGCCCGTGTATCCGCCCGAACTGCCGAACCCTCTGCGGGACGGCTATCAGTATGCGCTCGGCGATGGGCGTTTCCGCTCGCCGGCCGATACGGGGCTGCCCAACATGCGCGCCCGGTTCTCGACGGTTCCGGACAGAGTCGACTTCGCCACGATCCTCGACCAGTTTCGATACGGCATCTTCTGGAAATTCGTCGTCGAGGATCTGAAGCGCGCGGCGCTCCCCTTTATCATCGCGAACCATATCGAGGACGGACGCCCGCTACTGGACGAAGACGGCATCCCGGTTCTCGACGAAGACGATGTGCCGGTGCTGGTCAGTTCCAACAAGGTGGCGGTCTTTGACCAGATGCCCGTCATCCGACCGCGCGGCATCGACTGGCATGTCTCGTTCACGATGCTGGTGACGCCGACATGAGACAGTCGCTCAACTTCCGCAACATGGATGCAGACAACGAGCCGATCGTCCTGATCGTGATCGAGCATCCTGATCTGCTTGTGCCGCTGCTGATCTCGACTAGCCCGACGGTCAGGCTGTCCGATGATCCGCTGGCCTATGGCACGCGGTCTACATTCGCCTCGTCGCCGACGGCTGTCCGCGACTTCGTCTACGTGGCCATGGAGGCGGTGCTGCCGGACGAGGAAGACGAAGGCGACCCGACCGCGACGCTCGTCATCGACGTGCTCGACAGCGACATCGTCAAAGTCCTCACCAGCACGATCCAGCCGGCCACCGCGCGCATGGCGCTTGTCCTGGCCAAGACGCCGAACGTTGTCGAAATGGCCTTCACCGGCCTGCAACTCGAAAACGCGAGCGGCGACTACGGCGCGGTGTCGTTGCAGTTCTCGGCACAGCCGTTGCTCGACGAGCCGGTGCCGTTCGTTCGTTTCTCCCGCGAGCGCTTTCCGGGGATGTTCAAGTGACCCGCGCGCTGCTCAAGCCGTATTTCGGCATCCCCGACAAACCCAAAGGTCACGCTCGCGACGGCGCTGACTGTTATGGCCTTGCGCGTCTGATCTGGCGCGAGCTGCGCGGCATTGAACTGCCGGACTATACCGGCCTCTATCAGGACGATCGGGCGGACGCCGAAGTCGCTTCGATCGTCGCCGGCACCAAATCGACGCTGTGGCGGCAGGTCGATCAGCCCGAGTTCCTCGACCTGATCCTGTTCAAGGTCGGGGCCTATGACAGCCATGTCGGCATCTATGCGGAGCCGGGCTGGATGCTGCACACGGTCCTCGGCGATCACTCGAAATTCGCGCGCTACGACCGTCTGCCATGGCGTGCGGCCGGCTTCTACAGGGTGATCGGCTGATGTCGTCCATGCCCGCGCCAAGCTCGTTTGTTCCGGTCACGGTCGCGCCCTACGCGCTCGACATTGATGCCGGCCGGTTCAGGCTGACGGTCGGGCATGGAAGCTCGATCGCCGACATCGTGTCGATCGCATTCCCCGACCTGCCGTCGTCGATCCGGGAACGCGTCTCGGTCAAGCTGGTGACGGCGCGCAGCATCGCCAAAGTCGAGCCGGCGAACTGGCATCTGGTGCGGCCGAAGCCGGCAACGCAGATCGTGATTGCCATGACGCCCGGCAAGGGCGCGCTGCAATTGCTGGTCTCGGTCGCCGCGCTCGCCGCCGCCGCGATCTTCGCACCGTATCTCGCGCCGATGCTCGGTATCGAAACGATTACGGCGCAGTCGATGATCGCGGCCGGCGTCAACATGGTCGGCGGTCTCCTGCTCAACGCGATTTTCGCCCAGAAGGAGAAGAAAGACCGCCCGATGTATGCGGTCACCGGCTGGAAGAACGAGGCGCGGCCGGAAGAGGTGACGCCGTTCATTCTGGGAACGGTCCGTCACGCGCCGCCGGTCGGGGCATCGACCTACATGGAAGTGGTGCGCGATCAGATGTGGACGCGCCAGATATTCTGTCACGGTCCCGGCCCGGTCCTCATGTGGGACCACAAGGAAGGCGATGACGAGATCGTCGCCGACAAAAACCTCCAGATCGAGCACCGCTCCGGCTACCCAGATGACGCGCCCCTGACCCTCTACACCAATCAGGTGATCGAGGAGCCGGTCGGCACCGAAATGGTCTGGCTCTACAAGCGGGATGACGCCGGCAAGCAGCTCGGCGTCATGGACGATCTGGAGCCGGTGAAGAAGACCACCGGTCGCCGCTGCAAGCGCGCCATCATCATCCTGCGCTGGACCATGGGGCTGGGCTACGTTTCGCAGTCGGGCAGCAAGAAAGCGCAGGCCATCGTCTTCTCGCTGCGCTACCGCGCCGCCGGCTCGCCCACATGGGTGGCGATGCCTGACGTAACGGTGTCGAAACGCAAGTTCGCCGAGTTCTGGTCCGCCATCCCGATCGATTTTCCGGCGGTCGGTGCTTACGAGATCGAACTGACCCGCAAGACGCGCTCCGAGCTGCCGGAGAATGCCGAGGCAAGCCTGATCTCGGATTGCACGTGGGCGGTCCTTCAGACGCACCGTGAAGAATATCCGATCAATGTGGACGTGCCGCTTGCCTTGACTGCCATCCGCGCGAGGGGGACGCACAAGCGCTCCGGCGTGCTCGACAGCTACAATTGCATGATCCAGCGCGTCACCTCCGGTTTCGGCGTCGGCTGGCCGACGAACAAGCCGAGCAATCCCGCAACCTCGGCCCTCGTTGTCCTGACCCAGCAGGGCGCACTCGTCGACCCCCGGCCGAGCGCTGAGATCGATTGGGACTTCTTCACCGAGTGGCGCACGTTCTGCGACGCCAAGGGCCTCAAGTTTGACATCGCCGGCTATGAGCCGCGTCTTGAAGACTTCCTGAAGATCATCGGCGCGGCGGGCCGGGCTTCCATCTTCTTCGACGGCTCGAAATGGACCGGCATCATCGACCGGCCGCGCGAGACGCCGATCGACCTGATCACGCCGCACAATGCCGAGGGCTTCTCGTATGAGACGGCCTATTTCAACCTGCCTGACGCCTTCCGGATCAAGTTCGCGGACGCGACCAATGATTATGAGGAGGCCGAGCGCGTCGTTCGCCGGCCGGGTCATGTCGGTGCGATCGTCAAGACCGAGACGATCGATTTTCCGGGGAAGACCGACCCGGACGAAATCTATCGGGAAGCCGTCCGGCGGTTCTACGAGTTGCAGCACCGGAACACCGTCTATCGGGCGCGCATGGACGACATGAAGCGATCCGCCTCGCGTGGCGACAAGGTCATCGCCTCGGTGGATATGCTCCGTCGCGAGATGGCGTCCGGCCGTGTCGTCGCCGTGCGCGGCCGGCAGGTCGAACTGGACGAGGAGATCGCCTACATCCCCGGCGTCGACTATGCCGCGCGCTGGAGGCGTCCCGCAGCCGAGGATGGCAGCGACACCGGCCATGAAATCCGGTCGATCAAGGCACGGACGCCGGGCAGCTTCACCTTCGTATTCACCGCCGACGGTCCCGTTCCGGCTCCTGGCGATATCGTCGCGATCGGCGAGGCGCTGACCGAGAGCGTCCCGCTCATCCTTGCCGGTATCAGGCGTTCGAAGGACATGACTTCCGAACTGATCATGCTGCCCTCGGCAGAGATCATAGAGGCGCTGACCGACGCCACACCGATACCGCCGTGGGACCCGAAGGTTGGCGAGATCATCGACCTGTCCGGCGTCGCCCCGATGCGACCGCGCATCGAGAGCGTTTCGCACGACACGGCGACCGGCCTGACGACGGTTCGCGTCACGCCGAACCCGGAAGATGTCATCCAGATCGCGAACTATGAACTCGGTCACCGGATGTCCGGTGTCGGCGGCTATACGAGCGTCCCCATCGCCGCCGCCGCTGCTCAGGCAGAGATCGCCGGCTACGCCATCGGCGACC